ATAGTATAAGACTTTGTTGGTCGTTTGGGTACGTATGGGTCGAACGAACAAACCAGATTGGGTTTGGTACGTAGTGTCTGTCCATGGATTTGTTACATCTGCATTTATGACTATACTTTCTTGGGCTTGATCAGTTTCTCCGGCTCTGTGACCGATAGCTATAGCACCCATACCTTGACCTGTGTAACCTGCATACGAACCGAGTGCTATCGCTTCGCTCTGCTGACCATACTGACCAGCATTTGCACCCAAATGCACTTCAGTACTTCCCACTTCCCAAGCCGAAGTTATATTATTCCAAAATATGTAATCGGAATAATTTATTCCGAGAGGTAAAACTGATTCATCATTGTATAAAATTTCTTTAGTTAAAGTGTCATAAAACAATCCCTTTGCTGAAGTTCCTAGTCTTATAGGATTTACGTAAAATCCGGGATTATTTATTCCTGAACTTATACCATTAATATCAGCATTTAAAACAATTGATTGAGTTGCTTGTGCAGTTTGACCGGCTAAATATCCGATTGCAATTGAATATTGACCTTGAGAATATCTACCAGCGTTATATCCCAATGATATACTATAAGTACCTTGATTTAGAGATCCCGAATGTTCTCCGATAGCTATCGCACACAAACCTTGATTTGTTAAACCTGCATATTTACCTATTGCAATTCCACATTCCGACTGATTTTGTGGTAATAAAAAGGTACCTATCGCAATGGGAGCGAGTTTTATTAATCCTTCATAAATAATTGTAAAATTTGTAATTTGGTTATTTCTTATATAGAATGGGGTACTCATTTATAATATTATTTATTTTCTAAAAATTTACCAAAAAAACAGTTTCTAAAAATGATTTTTAATTTAACTCATCTAAATGACTTAAATTATGTTGGCGATACTGGGATTCGAACCCAAGAGGGCTATGCCCAATGGTTTAGCAAACCACCGCACTGGACTGAGCTATGCGATATCAAAGTATTTCTTTAAATTGAAATATTTAGAATTTTTTATAGAGTTTTCAAAGGTGTTCGCTATGGATAGAGTTTTAGTGGAACTTAAGCAGAAGCAGAGAAGTCACAACGTATAAACACGTTTTCAAGTATCAACATACTAATATTCTAACTAAGAATGGGATGATGAGAATAGACTGTCCAAGTGTAAACCGAAGAAATAGAGCACATAACATGTATCAGATTTGTAAGTAACAGAGAAAATCAGAAATTAAAAAAAAGAAAAACAAAAAAACTCTAAACCAGCTACGTACAAACGTGAGAGTTCAAAGCCTCTATGAATTGGCGATGAGAGTTTTGAGGGTTTTCATATTTTATAAATTTTGTTTCTATATATGTGTTTGTAATATCTTTTATTTTGTGGAATATTTATTAATTACATTATTTCCTAATCTCCGCACCCTACGTCTATGATTCTGATATACTCCGGATCATAAAAAAATTAATTTGTAATATCTTCCTATATCAAGTAATTTTCATGTCTCGAACCTTCCCCATACCCCCCCCTCCACATATATTCTCCTTATATATGTTTGAACAAATATTTTTTTTTAATTCAGATTAATTTTCTTTACATAGAGGACATGTAAACTCATATTTACTTACTGGGAAGCCGCAGTCATCTATTTTTCCAACAAGATCAACACCAGAAATTCTTCCAGTAGTTTGTTGAATATCGAAAGCCCATCTTAACAACCATTTAAAATGACAATATCTTCTATCTTCACGTAGTGAAAAAGGATCACATCCGTTTCCTGGAGTTGGACAACCTCTATTTACGATACCAGATACAGCGTATACAAATTCTCCTGGATTAAAACTCATACTTTTGAGGTATGTATTTTTATCTGATAGTCCAGTAAACATTTGGGTAAATTTTCTCAGTTCATTTATATAACTCCATCCATTTTTATTATAATTCTGTACTGTATTTGTCCAATAATACAAACCACTGATCCATTTTAAATCTGGATATTTACCAGTGTCATCACATATCAATTCTGGATTCGTGCATAAAGTATCATTATCCCTCAAGTAATTCGATGCTTTTAATGCTTTATTTAATTTACCAAAGTTACATGGTCCAGTTGTTTGGATTACACCTCTACCCCACCAACAACAACCTTCTACATTGTTTTTAGGATTCTCCGGTTTTCCATTTATTTCGTTAGATACTCCAGTACCATTTGGATTTGTTGGTGATCCTCCTTGTTGTCCTTCATAATATCGACAAGTTTGAGAATTATTTTTTACTGCATTCAATATCTCATCTTCTGTAGAAAATGGTTGTTCTTTAGTAGAAGTCCAAGGACAAGATGCATTATTATCCCATTTTCCCGTTGTTTCACCAGTTCGACTTTTTGGTGCACAAAATAATTTCATTGGAGCACCATACCAAGAAGCGTGTGTTTTAGCAAACATTATCATTTCAGGATCGGGTTTGCAACAATCGGGATCATTTTTATTATAATAACTTCCACTCGTATAATCTTGGCCTCCTTGACCGCATGCTGATGATAATGGATATTTCCCGGATCCTCTTTCATCTTCATCAGACCAATTATTTTCATCACACAAATCAAATATTAATGTTTCGTTACCTGCTTGTGCTAAAAACATGCACAAATTTATAATTCCAAGATTTGCACTGAACATTTTATCATCACTACTAGTTCCGATATAAAATTTCTTACCTGTAAATCCATCTTTACTTAGAAATCTGTTTAGAGCAGATACCATTTCAGACGAATTATAAATAGAAGATGGAAACCACTTTACTGATCCGCCAGATACTACTTTAAATGCCCTAAAAAAATCATTTGTCAGACCTGTCACTTTTGTATTTAACAAACTTTTAAAATACTCTGCCTGTTCAGTACTATTATCTCCACTACTACTACATGATTCGTTGCAATTACTATCTGTAAAACAATTATTTTTAGTGTCAAATGTTTTGCATTTTCCAGACTTATCCAAAGAACATGTCATATCATTTTCAGTTGATCCTTTTATACATGAATAGTAACTTGTACTAGAGGGTGGTACCGAGCAATGTGTTTTGGAATCGCAACTGGATTTGTCGAGAAAGCATGAATCTGACTCAGACTTACATTTATTATTGATTTGACATCCAGATCCTTGAGTAGTGCATGAATAGTATTTTGTACTAGAGGGTGGTACCGAACAGTTTGTTTTGGAATCGCAACTGGATTTGTCGAGAAAGCATGAATCTGACTCAGACTTACATTTATTATTGATTTGACATCCAGATCCTTGAGTAGTGCATGAATAGTATTTTGTACTAGAGGGTGGTACCGAGCAATGTGTTTTGGAATCGCAACTGGATTTGTCGAGAAAGCATGAATCTGACTCAGACTTACATTTATTATTGATTTGACATCCAGATCCTTGAGTAGTGCATGAATAGTATTTTGTACTAGAGGGTGGTACCGAACAGTTTGTTTTGGAATCGCAACTGGATTTGTCGAGAAAGCATGAATCTGACTCAGACGTACATTTATTATTGATTTGACATCCAGATCCTTTAGTAGTACACGAGTAGTAACTTGTAGTTGGTACTTTGCATTTATTTTCACAGTTTGTATCGGTATAACAATTCTTACTATCGGTTGTACAAGAATTGTCAAGAGAACAAATCATCTGTCCGTCAATTGTTAACTGACAAGAATACAAATTAGAAGGTTGATTATTACTGATAGATTGAGATCTAATCAATTCGAGAATGATACCTGTAAGTAATAATGTAATAGATATACTAATCGGAATCGATAATTTATTCATGAAAAGAGCTATAGAAACAGCTGCAAGAATACCAAAACTTATAAATATAATTGGAATATATTTATTCATTTTGTTATATATATGAATAAATATATATAACGATATTTCAAACGTAACTCAAAAAAAAAAATAAACTATACTAAATATTTTATATCGTGGAAGGATGTTTCATATACATATATATCTAAATTTTTCATTTTCTTATCATGGATATATTTATCCCACAATTTGTGGAGCCATTCATAATTATAATCATCCATAATTAATATGCTTCTTTTATCTGCCAACCTCAAAGAATTATCAATATCACTCTTAGCTACTTCTACAGAATGACCACCATCTATATGTATCAAGTCATAGTGTCCTTTTAATTTTGGAAGAGTTTTAGTACTATCACCAATCATAAGGTTAATCCTATCAGGAAATGACTTCTTTATATGTTCATAACAAGGTAAAGTATATTTATGTTCTCCTATATCAAAGCAATCTATTTTTATATTTGGGTTAGAAATTAACATCAATAGGGAAGAAAAACCGGAATTAAATCCAATTTCCATAACTTTTTTAATTTGCCTATTCAATACAACATTGCTTATATTTTTTTGCTTCATTCTGAATTCCAAGTTATCTGTATGTTTAATATGACTTTCCATAAAAATATTTCCCTCGTGCTGTTCTCCCGAGTTTGTAAAGTTTGTAATGATAGGAATGAGATACTGGTCTATATATAATTTTGTCTTATCTATATTTATCATAATAGTATAATCCTTGAGTCTTTTCAGAAATTCACTTATCACGACTAACTTTCTATTGGGATACCCTGGATTTCCTGGGAAATGACAAATAACCTTGTTGTTATGAATGTTTTCGTCGTTATTGACAACCAAGGATTTCAGAATTTGATTGTCATACAACTCGGATATAAACGAGTAATACACTATATAGGGTTGATCAAAGGTTTGAAAAGAAATATTGACCTTTTTTATGTATTGCAATATACGCTCAAATAAATCACTTATTGATTTACAATTATTAAATAATAATATACCAGTTGTAAAAGCACTTTGTCCTTTATATTTATCTAATACATTTTCTTCACTAAATAAAGTATAACCCCAGAAGTCCTGTTTATCATCAATTTTGCCTTGTTCTAATGTATATAATATATCTTTTTTACAAACCTTGAAAACTTTATTCAAATCATCTTTTACTAAAATATCAGTGTCCAAATAAAGTATTTTTTTATATTTAGAAACATCTTTTAATTTGAACAAATCCAATTTTGATTTACAAGCTTTTTCTATATCACTATAAGTATTATTTATTTCAAATTTTATTTTCTCATTAAAAAGATGACTTTGTTTGATCTGATTCATAAATGAAGTAGAAGTGTATACGAGGATGTCAGTATTTTCATCTAAATTACCATAAGTTAGAATACTTTCTAATAGACGATAAAATAGATGTAAATATTTCTGCTGATTAAAAACACAACAGAAAATACATTTCTTTTCTTTGAAAGAAGGGGGTCTATAATGTTCAATATTTCTCGAAAAATACATAACCAAAAATAGTATCAATAAACAAACTAATGATATATATAATAAGACAATCATTTATTTTAAATATTATAAATATAATAAAATTATTTATAATATTTTGTGTTTTCAGTTGTATAACCTTGACTTCCGTAAATTCAATGCTACTGCAGTTTGCGCTCATTCAAAAAATTTGGTGAGATCATCAATGTTAATATCTTTGTCATCAAGTAAATATGCCAAAAAGTTATCATAACTCATTGAATCCTGATCTTTTAAACCTACTGATTCTCTAGCTTCTTTATATCTTTCATAGTATAATTTATCAAACTCTGGATGTAATTTGTCAAGATCTTTTATTTCTTGTTTTACTTTTTGTATAACCGGAATTAGGTCATTTACGATTCTCTTTCGATTTTCAATCAATGTCCACATCAACTGGGCTTTTTTTACTCTAACCATAATATAATTTTCTAATGGATCTTGTTTATAATCTCCGGATAGAATTTCCTTATTTTCTTGCAGAAGTTTTTTTTCTCGTTCTTTAATGACTTTGATTTCTTTTTGTTCTTGTTTACGTTTTTCTTTGACGTCGCTTGAAACAATACTGTTTACTTGTTCATTCAGATCAATTAGATCTGTTTCTTCGACAAAATGTGACTCTTTTGTAAGAGGAACACTTGTTCCAACTTTGACAGTATAAATTTCATTATATGAATCATGGTTTCTAACTAATTGTTCAGCATAAGTTTGAGCTTCTTGTGTAGTCGGGAAATTTCCTCTCAATTTTAAAACACCATATATTCCATGTGCATTCGGTCTAGCATCTTTTGAAGGTGTGAAAGAAACTAAACCATATTCTTGAGATAAAATGATCGGATCATTAATAGACTTGACGGATTGAGGAAATAATAAAGTATCTTTTAAAAGATTATTTTTGGCTTGATGAAGTTCATCATCAGTGAGGTTATTTCTATTCGGATTAACAATGGTTTTGGATAACATATCGACGGACTCAGATAATTTTTTCAGATCGTTTTGCATTTTTAGATAAAGTTAATCTACATTTAAATTAATTATGAGTTAAAATGTAGTAATTGAGATATCCAGCGAAACAAATCCATATTAAATAAGGAATCAGTAAGTATGCAGCAGTCGTACTTACTTGGTAAAAGAAATAGATAGTTATTCCTACTGATATCATAAGTAAAACTAGTATAATTAAAGAGAGTGATATATTTCTTTTTCTGAAAAAAATTGGACTCCATATTATATTCAAACCTAGTTGGAGAAAAAAGAATGCAAGACCATATGAAGCTGTAAACTTATTTTCCTTTATAAAAAAATAGAAACTAATACCTATAAGGATATATAAAATAGTCCATACGATTGCAAAAACATATGATGGAGGATTCAAAGGAGATTTTTTTAGACTTCGGTACCAATCTTCGTTGTACATTTATTCTTTTATTTACTGCGGATAAATATAAATACTATTGTGATTATAAATAATATAATGGAAAGTATGTATGAGAATATGATCTCTCCTTGATATTTTTTAACACACTGGAGATTGTTATTAACAACACCTTTATAACAGGTTCCGTTCTCAAATAAAAAACATGTATCACCAGGATTAAACTGTGCTGGATTATTTTTGGAGATATTTTGGATCAAACATTGTTCTGCATTACTATGATCTCCAAGCTTTTGGTTTTTGCGAAGTAATAATGCAACTATAAGAAAAACTATACTTAAAGATAGAAATATAATGATTTTTATCATATCGTTTATTATTAACTTAGAGAGAAAATTATTCATATAAACTACGATGTTAGAAAACGATATACATTACACAGATTATTTTTGTCCGATTTGTGGCAGGGACAGCAAGTTTTATCACCCACAATGCGTAATTGAAGTTTGTATACAGTGTGGTCGAAAAATTAAGGAAATAAGTAATAGATTTCAAAAAAACTCCGAAACCAAAAGTAAAATACATACTTATTTTCGGGATATTTTGAAATATGACTTGCTTCAGGAAACTCTAAGACCAGAGAGATTTCGTTTTTTTTTAGACATTCATTCATTTTGGATTTTACGAGAATAATTACATAGAATAAAAAAGATGAAACCATATTGTGGAAATACACTAAAAAAATCATTGGACTACTTATTAGATATCGCAAGTGTGACCGGTCAAAAAGTGGATCAAAATTCCGATCTCGAAACTTTTTGTAATCTAGACTTTAAAGATAAAAATCTCGATGATAATTACACAAGAGGACAGTGGATGTGTGCATATCTGCAAAAAATCGAGAGCTTAAGAACAAGGAGACTTTTACTGTTTGGATCATTTGTGATGATATTACTGGTATTTATCGTTTTTATTTTTATATTTGGTGTGATTGTTATAAATCGTACATCAATCATCATATGTTTGATATTTTTTATCATATTATGTTTTTTGTATTACGCAGCCAATGTCGCAAGATTTCAAAGAGATAAAGTAGATCTTTTTGAATTATATAATAGGAGTCAGGTAGGATTAACACCCAAACAAACGATTCAAATGTTAACATTATTACCCGAAGAATATAATAACGGTTACAGTTCCATATATGATACCCCAAATTGGTCATTTCCTTTGGATCATCAGATCGATCATTATGGTTATCCACTGGAATGGTATTGGTATGTGGGAACTGTAAACGATAAATCGAATAATCTTTACAGTGTTCAATTATTATTTTTAAGACAAAGTATTGTATCACCAGATGTGGCTTATAATCTTGGAATTTCATTAGAACAAAATCAAATATTCACATCTTACATTAAAATTGGGAGCCAAAAAGATAAAAAATTATATCAAGGACGGGGTTGTGCAATACCCTCTGTTTCAGAACTCGTATCATTATCGTCTTTTCCATTTTCTATTTCCATAGGGAATAATATACTATTTTCCAAGAACAGAAATACCGCAAATATCTATAATAAAGATAATATTTTTCCACTACAATGGAATATTGAAGAACCAATTGAGAATATATCAGCAGCTTTAAATTTAACCGATCCGAAAAAAATTATTCTCAGGGGTGATAATGGTTTTGATCCACCAAATATGAAAGGTTTAGGAATAGGAACATTATATTACTCATGGCCTCGTATAAAAACAAACGGTGTACTAAAATTTGAGAACAGAGAAATAGAAGTATCCGGAGTTGGATGGATTGATCATCAGATTTTTGCAGGAACATCTCCATTAGGTAGATTTAGAAGTACAATTCCTCGTTTTATTGGAAATTTGTCACAGATGTTCAGACCAACTAAGATAAATACTGGATGGAATTTTATAATCATTCAATTGGATGATAATTCGACATATTATTTTACGAGCGGTCTAAATGATACTGATCTTGATAATGATAGTAATATTGAAATGGTTGGTAAATATTCATCTCCGAATAATACAATGGAGAATATTTTCGGACTTGGACAGATAATCCGAAGAATAAAAGGAAAGAGTGGAAACACATATCCATGTGAATGGATTATCCAATCTGGTTCTTTAAAATTTATAGTTGAATGTATTATAGATGAAATATTGGTAAACTTAATAAGGGGAGATGTAGTGGAAGTCGGAGCAACGATATACGAATCGACTACGAAAAGAAATGGAAGAGGTTGGATAGAAAATGCAGGATATACACCTAATTTTGATACTATTTTCATGGATTATTTAAATCTGTAATGTTTTGGAAAGTGATAGATAGTCTTTTAAAAATTTCTTTCCGTTGGGGAAATAAACATGTTACTGGTGGATATTGACATATTATATATTGATAAAAGAATATCGGAATCTTCTTCTCTATCAAATAAAGAATTTTATTTCTTGGATACTCTTGATATAATAGAAGAATATAAGAAGCTACTAAACACAACTATAAAAATTGATTTTTTTGAAGAAACAAATAATACTGACACAAAAGATATATTGTTAAAAAAAAAAGAAATCGTGAAACAATATTTAAAAAAATTGGAGATCTTAGGTTATTTGAAATACTTGGAGGAAATAAAAGTTAAGGACATTGACGATAACGAAGAAATTGAATGGCAATGTCCAAATAAGAACTGTACTTCTCAAAATTTTACAGAGTCAAAAGAAATCGAAGGATTACGTATATGTATTGATTGCGGTAGTCAAAATGAAATAAGTTGTAAATTAACAAAAATAAACAATAATGATACAAAAAGGATAAATATATGTCCTAAATATGCTTACGATAAAAAATCTCATTTTTTAACCTGCTGTAACCAATTTCAGGGTAAAAGTAAAATAGAAAAAAAAGAGTTGAAAGAACTGATCAAAAAGATAAAAGATGAAATAATTAAATATAATATTATAGACAGAAACGATGAAAATATATATCGCAGCGTAAGCAAAGAACATATTTCGATATTTTTAAAAGAATTAAATGTAACCAGATATTACGGAGATATAAATCTTATTCATCATAAAATAACAAATGTACCATTGCATGATATAAGTCATTTAATGGATAAACTCTTAATAGATTTTGATCAATTCGTAAAACAACATAACAAACATTATCCCTCCGATTCGGATCATAGAAATTTTAATTATCAACTTTTATTGTATCAACTTTTAAGGAGACACAAATACGACTGTAGTCCTACTGAGTTCAACTTTCTTAAAACGACCGAAAGGAAAGTATATCACGATGGTAAATGTAGGTTAATTTTTATGGAGTTGGGTTGGAATTATACATGTTTATTTTAAAAAAAAATAACAGAAAATAAAAAGATAAAATGATGGGAGATTTTCGTAACAAAACAAGTTTTGAAAAAAGAAAAGATGAAGCTAGTAGAATAAAGAAAAAATATCCCGATCGGGTTCCAGTAGTATGTGAACGAAATTTAAAAACTGACATACCTTACATTGATAAGACAAAATATTTAGTACCTAAAGAACTCACTGTGAGTCAATTTCTGAGTATAATAAGAAAAAGGATAAAAGTACCTTCTAACGTGGCGATTTTTTTACTTGTGGATAATACTATACCTAGTACATGTACAGATATGTCAACGCTGTATGATAATTATCAGAATGAAGATGGATTTTTGTATTGTGTATACACTGGTGAAACTTGCTTTGGAAACCCAGTCAATTTAATAAATTGATTTCGGTAAATAAATAATAAAACATAATAAATGATAAAGCAACAAATTCCCGATACATTTTCTGTTCCTGTTAAAATTCAGATTCGGAAACCAAACCTTAACAGTAGGTATAAAAATTTTAGACAGATACACTTTACAGTTGGTGATGAAGAACAATTTGAATATACAAAGAGAAAAGATTCTTTGCATATTCAAAATTCATTTGACAGTGACAATAGGAGTATAGTGAATATCGATATATGGAAAAATTTTTCACTTGAGACTCAGTACACATCTAGTACATTCAAATATATGTTTTACAAGTTTAAAAAGGGTATTTTTATTCAGATCAGATCTGGGACTTTGAATTTTGTTCCATTTAGTAATGCTTACTTTGTAAATGAATGGAGTGATAGAATTGGTTCGTTTGAATTATTAAGTAATGAAGAGGAAAACATTCTTCCCAAACGAAAATGGTATACAAATAATGGATTAATGCGTTACGAAAATCCATGTAATGAAACAGATACTGGATTTTCACATCTTAAACATATGTTCGAATCCCTACTTAAGGAATATCCAAAAATTCCAGACATGGATTTATTTGTAAATCGCAGAGATTTTCCAATTTTAACGAAA